GTCTGGAGAAGCGTCACACTGCCATCAAGGATGGAGAGAAGATCAAGTTCATCTACCTCAACCCAAAGAACCACATCAAGCAGAACATCATCTCGTTCTACGACTATCTGCCTGAGGACTTTGGTCTGCATAAGTATGTTGACTATGACAAACAATTCGACAAGGCATTCCTCGCTGTTGTCCGACCTGTACTTGAAGCGATTGGTTGGACTGAGGAAGAGTCTGTATCACTTGAGGACTTCTTCGGATAAATCATGTACTCACTAACAATCTTCAAATCAGCGTTCGACAATAAAACGCACAGACGGGCAGACTTCGCCACATGGGAGGAGTTCACCGCCCTGTTGGAATTCCTGTCCAAACAACCACTTGATACCAAGTCGGATGCATACCTCATCAGTCCTTCCCTGTATGTGAAAGAGAGCACACGGTCTAACAAGAACGTGACCCAGTGGGGCAAGTGGGCAGCAGTCGACGTTGACGACTTCACTGGTGATGTAGACAAACTGGTCGAGTCCCTGAAGCACAACTTCATTATCTACTCCACTGCGTCATCCACGCCAGAGAAACCAAAGTTCCGCATTGTGTTCGACCTCGACCGAGTGGTCGAGGCAGATGAGATCAAGCAGTTCTGGTTTGCCCTGAACAAGTACCTCGGTGAACTCGGTGATGAGCAGACCAAAGACAGTTCGCGCATGTACTATATCCCAGCAGACTATAATGGTGCGCACAACTTCTTCTATCGTAAGACAGGTGCACCAATCTCTGTTGGTAAGTTGAAGATTCTATATCCATATATCGAGAAGACGGGCAACTCATTCCTCGACCGCATGTCCCCAGAGATGCGCAAGCAGGTGCTGGAGTATCGCAAGTCCACGCTGACCAACACAGACTACTCTTGGTCTGGTTATCGTGACTGCCCGTTCTTCCCGAACAAAATGGCAGAGAAGTATAAGTCCGTGAGTGATGCTGGTTGGTACTCGCAGATGTATGCCATTATGATTGCTACTGCATGCAATGCAGTGAAGCGCAAGTATCCTATCACACAAGACCAGATTGCCATGATGTGTAAGGAACTCGACCAAGAGACAGGCAACTGGTACGAAAATCGTCCACTATCCAGAGAAGCAGGTGGTGCTTTGGAATGGGCATATGCAAATACATTTGAGGAGTAATAATGAAAGTCGAACTAATCAGTTACAGCAAAGCAGCAGATGCATTCAACCATGCGTTCACCAACAACAGCATAAGTGATCTTGTTGCACACTGCGCGAGAGTATCCAACCCAGCAAACCAGATGAACCAAAGCACCAACGACAGGTTGTTGAACTACCTGAAGAAGAATGCCCACTGGTCACCATTTGAAATGGTCAGCATGTGCCTTGAGATAGAAACAACCAGAGACATAGCACGACAGATGCTGCGCCACAGGTCTTTCTCATTCCAAGAGTTTAGTCAGAGATATGCTAACCCTCTTGCTGAAATTGAACATGGTGCGTTTGAGTTGCGTGATGCTCGCCTACAGGACGAGAAGAACAGACAGAACAGTGTAGAACTCGAAGAGGGTTCACGCCTTGACACAGACTGGAAGTTGCAGCAAGCATCTGTGATATCAGCAGCAAAGGAAGCATATCAGTGGGCGATTGACAATGGTATTGCAAAGGAACAAGCACGATGTGTACTGCCTGAAGGCAACACAGTATCGCGTCTGTACATGAACGGAACTCTGCGCTCTTGGATACACTACATAGAACTGCGCAGTGAAAATGGAACTCAACTCGAGCACATGGCCATCGCCAAGGCATGTGCTGAAGTAATCAACAAGGTATACCCACTATGATATATACATACGGCAAACCATCCCATACAGACAGGAGAACTCCTGAGAAATGCCTCCCTGCTGATCCATTAGAAGGTAGTGACACGTATGACTTCACACATACATACCCAGACAATCGGTCAATACTTCTTGCAGTAGCAGCACACGGTGAGAACCTCCGTGGTGTTGAGTTGGGATTATACCAAGCAAACAGTTTCTGTACCATGTTGCAGGTGTGCACCAACGTCGATGAGTTGATTGGTGTGGACAAGTGGGAACCATATGAAGATCATCTCGGTGGTGGTAAGTTGGTTCGCGACCAGAAGCGGGTAGAGTTTATCCGCAACACTGCCATCAACTTCATCATGTGGTCTGGTTGTGCTGACCGCGCAACAATCCTCGAGATGGACACTGTTGAGGCAGCAGCAGAGTACGAAGACGAGTCAATGGACTTTGTGTTCTTTGATGCCCACCTATCACAGCAACAACTCGAAGATGAGTTGACTGCTTGGTATCCCAAGATCAAGCAAGGTGGTCTGGTCATAGGTCACGACTATCACACGAGAGATACACGCCATGCTGTGCTGAACTTTCGTTTGGATAATAATATAACAATCCCATTGTATAACTACGACATGACGTTTATCTGGAAGAAAGTATGACAATCAAATACATCCATGTCAACCAGCACATCATCCGTTCCAACAAGAAGAACGGAACCAACGAACCTGTCCTCACCGTGAAGGAAGGACGCAGCAACACCTATGGGCACCAAGTAGAAATACATGGTGCATCCACGGTGATCTATGGTGGCAACGACAGCACCATCTTACCATGTGGCGCACGAGTCGTCATAAAGACAGAAGCGGAGATAACAATCAGTTGATAGCAAAGACAAGAAGAAATATGTTGCCATACCAACGTCGACGAGCAGGTCGATGTCTGGGCACGTATATCATCAAACCACGCAAGCACATGACTCGTCGAATGATCAAGAGAAAACACCGACCCAACTGTTTCTTTGGATGGCGTCGAAAGCAAAGGAACGATTACAAGACCCGTAACCAGATGTTTCGGATGTACCATTATGTCACCAACCCTTATTGACATCCTAATCCCGTTCGACTATAATAGAACTCCACGTTGAGGAACACACATATGAATGAAGAAACACAAACACCCAATCAGACCAGCATGTTTTCAGAAGACCCTGCCTATGGTAAGTCAGACAAGAGTCTGGTTGCTATTGTAGGACATGGCACAATGGGCAAGGCAGTAGAACGCTCCCTATGCCCCCACGTGGATCGGTTTCTTGTAGATCCAATCTATGACATCACCATCGATCAACTCGTTGACCGTGAACCATCACTCACCTTTGTCTGTACACCCAGTCCCCCCGATGATCCTTCAATCACCGTAGATGCAGTACTGAAGTTGATTCGTCAAACGCAGTCAGCAGTCGTGCTCAAGTCGACTCTTGATATTACAGTGCTGGACAAGTTGATTCGCACATTGGGTGGCGACAAAGCAATCCACCGCTTTGTGTATGCTCCAGACCTTTCGAGCGTCCACAATGCCGATGATGATTATATCAACCCAGACTATATCATCCTTGGTGGCGTGAGCGCATCATGTAACCAACTGCTGGAATTCTTCCACTGGAACACGTTTATAACTCTTCCGAAGGATATCCACATATGTGCACCTAATGAATCAGCGATTGTATTCTATGGCATCCAAGCATACCTGACAACCAAGACTATGTTCTTCTCTGAACTGTCCAAGATTGTCACCAGCATGGAACCACTGGGTGTCAACTTTCCCACCACAGCGCGGGCAGTTATCGCTGACCCACGCATTGGCAAGACAAACTGGTTCTCTGTAGGGGATATTGATACCAGTGCAATCAAATCAATTGTCGCGCAGCATGATGGCAGTCTGCCTCTGCTCGAAACAATCATCAAATCAAATGAAGAAGGATAAACTATGTCAAGCATAATGGACAAACTGAAGAAAAACAGCAAAATCAAACTGTCAGCACCACTGGCAACCTCCAAGTTCTTTGGCACCAAGACGCAGATCGACACTGGTGTACCAATGGTCAACGTTGCCCTGAGTGGCGACATCGATGGTGGTCTGGTCAGTGGACTAACAGTCCTCGCTGGTCCAAGCAAGCACTTCAAGACCTCCTTTGCCCTGCTCATGGCAGCAGCATACCAACGTGCGCACAAAGACGCAGTCGTGTTGTTCTACGACAGTGAGTTTGGTTCACCCCAGTCGTACTTCGAGACATTCGGTATCGATACTGAGCGTGTCCTGCACACTCCTATCACCAACGTCGAAGAGTTGAAGTTTGACCTCATTCACCAGTTGGAAGAGTTGGACGAGAAAGACAAGGTATGTATCGTGATTGACTCTATCGGTAACATGGCATCCAAGAAGGAACTGGATGATGCCCTGAGCGAGAAGGGTGTAGCAGATATGACTCGTGCCAAAGCACTGAAGGGTTTGTTCCGTATGTGTACTCCGTACCTTACAATGAAAGACATCCCTATGCTTGCCATCAACCACACGTACAAAGAGATCGGTCTGTTCCCGAAGGACATCGTCTCAGGTGGTACTGGTATCATGTACTCAGCAGACAACGTCTGGATCATTGGTCGTCGTCAGAACAAAACAGGAACAGAGATAACAGGATATGATTTCATCATCAATGTCGAAAAGTCGCGCTTTGTGCGAGAGAAGTCTAAAGTCCCTGTGTCGGTTTCTTGGAGTGGCGGCATTGAGCAGTGGTCTGGGTTGCTTGATCTTGCTATTGCTGGTGGTTATGTTATCAAACCGAGCAATGGTTGGTATCAAAGAGTCAACAAAGAGACTGGCGAGATACTTGACGGCAAACTCCGTGAGAAGGACACCATGACCTCTGAGTTCTGGACACCTATCTTTGAGACAACAGACTTCAAGACGTTCGTCAAAGAGTCCTATCAGATCGGTGGCGAGATTGCCGAAATTGACTTGGGTATTGAATAATGGAAGCACTATTGATAACAAGCAAGGGTGATGGCATGCGCTGGTATGCCGATAAGGTTGGCGAGACAGTTCCATTGCTTGCCATTGAACGTACAGAGTACATGTCACGCGAAGATGCGGGATACATCAACTTTGTCCAATTCGCAGACGCAAAGATAATAGAGGTAGATAATGTCTGAAGATGAAAACATACCTGAAGGACTGGTCCTTGACCCTATCCATTTGAAGAAAGGTGACGCTCCGTTGCTCACCGTAGTCCCAAACGTAGACTACATTGTGACAGAAGACCCGACTGACCCTGATAATGAAGAGGGATGGGCATGCATTATTCAAACTGGCACATTCACTGACTGGGTTGTTCGTTTCCCTGAAGTGTCAATGGAGGAGGGTGTAATGGAGTTCACATATCAAGTCATCTTTCACCCAGAGTTGCCTGACGGATACGAGTTAGTTGATGTTGAGATAGCAAACTATATGGGTGCCATTATACACAGTGTGGTGCAAACTCTTCACGAAAAGGGTGATGGTCAAGTTTATTTCGACGAAGCAACAGGAGAGAAAATTGACATCTGATATGCCCAGTATGATCTTGAAGCAGTTCTTCACGAACGATGCCTTCATGCGCAAGGTGGTTCCATTCATGGATCCAGCATACTTCGAGGGAACACACCAGTTCCTGTTCAAAGAGTATGTGCAGTATGTCGCCAAGTATAACAACCTCCCGTCACAGGAATCGTTTCGTATCTCCCTGAAGGAGTCCGAGAATCCTGCCAGTGATCAGATCTTTGAACACGCAATAGATATACTCCCTGATCTCTTCACTGAAGATAAACTAACAGACCCAGCATGGTTGCTCGAGAATACAGAGAAGTGGTGTCAAGACCGCGCACTGTTCAATGCAGTCATGGAGTCTATCTCGATCATTGATGGTAAGCACCAGACGATGACCAAGAACGCATTGCCTGAGATACTGTCAAAGGCACTCGCTGTCACATTCGACACGAACGTTGGTCACGACTATCTGTCTAATGCAGATGAACGATACGACTTCTACCATAGAGTAGAGGAACGTGTCCCATTCGATATAGAATATTTAAATGTCATCACTAAAGGTGGTCTTCCTAATAAGTCCCTGAATGTAATACTCGCAGGCACTGGCGTTGGTAAGTCGCTCTTCATGTGCCATGCTGCTGCCGCTGCGCTCTCTCAGGGAAAGAACGCACTGTATATCACGATGGAAATGGCAGAGGAGCGAATCGCAGAACGTATTGACGCCAATCTGCTTGATGTGTCTCTGGATAAGATCACAGACCTCAGTCGTGAGACGTTCACCTCGAAGGTAGATAAGATAGCAGCGAAGACGCATGGTAAACTGATTATAAAGGAGTACCCCACATCACAGGCACACGCAGGTCATTTTCGTGCGTTACTGAATGAACTGAAACTCAAGAAGAAGTTCGTGCCCGACATCATCTACATCGATTACCTTAACATCTGCGGCAGCAGTAGGATCAAGCAGGGTGGTTCTGTTAATTCGTACACCTTCATCAAGAGCATTGCTGAAGAACTTCGTGGGTTAGCAGTGGAGTTCAACCTGCCTGTTATGACAGCAACTCAGACGACACGGAGTGGGTTTGGTAACTCCGACATCGGACTCGAGGACACCAGTGAGTCGTTTGGATTGCCAGCGACTGCTGACCTTATGCTTGCGCTGATTAGCAACGATGAGTTGAAGAGTCTTGGGCAGATCATGTGCAAAACGTTGAAGAATAGGTATGCAGATCCAGGTATGCACGAGCGTTTTGTCATGGGCGTGGATAGAAGCAAGATGAAGTTGTATGACGTTGACCCCGAAGACCAGACATTGATGAACGATGGTGCGGGAAAAGCAGCAGAGGATAGCGGTCCAATCTTTGACCTCACCACTGCTGGTAAGAAGATTGCGTCTGAAGGGTTTAAGATGTAGTTGTTGACCTGTATAAATATAGTTGTTATTTGATTCTATTTGCTGTACAATAGAGTCTTATTAAGGAGAATCAGTATGGATCCATATGTACACACAGGAATTGCCCTGTTTATAATCGCAGTGGCATACTTCGCTGGAAAGCGAGCAGCACGTATCACTGAGCGATACAAAGGTGCAGAGAATCTATTGTGCATACTCGAAGCAGAAGGCACATACAGTCGTGCCAATATCACTGCTGCTGTAGAGCGGTGGGTAGTGTCAAGAGAGAACGATGAAATCTGAAGACCAAAAGTTCGGCAAGTTGCCCAAAGCACCATGGGGTGATGCGCCAGTAGGAAACCAGCATACTGGTAAGATATGGATGACCAAGGGCAAAGTCTCCATCCGTATCACACCAGAGCAGGAAGAGAAGTACACATCAATGGGTTACCATCGGGGCATGAAGTGAAGCAGTGTACACAATGGCATAATGCCACAACACAGGAAGGATGAAGTAATGAAAGGTGAAGTAGTATCAATCGTGAGCATATTGGGCGAAATCGTTGGTCGCCTCCAGAGTGAGTCAGAAACAACAGTCACGTTATCTGATCCACGTCTGTTCGTACAACAGGAAGGTGGTGCAGGTTTTGCTCCAGGGATTAGCATGACTGGTGAAGCAAACCCAGCAGAGTTGACCCTGAACAAAAGTGTCATCCTCGCAGTTATCCCAACACACCCTGACCTTGTCAAAGGTTGGAGTGCAGCGACATCGGGTATCGTTCTGTGATCAAATGGATCAAAATGCAGTGGTGCGAATTGTACCACTATAAGAATTGGAAGCAGCGTGATAAGCACTGGAACCACTGGGAGTGTACCAAATGCACAAGACAATGGAGTCCGAGTGATGAATGGTAAAGGCGATAAGCGTAGACCAGAAGATCGTAAGAAGATCGAAGCAAACTGGGATAAGATATTCGGCAAACCAAAGGCAGATAAACCTGCCCCACCAAAGGAAACGACATGAGTGACTTTGACTTCGGATTTAATGCAGTATCGCTGGACGAACTAAACTTCTTCCAAGAGCAGAAGGCGACCATTGAGACAACAACTCAAGAAGCGCAGGAGGCATCATCCAAACTGGCAGAGTTGCGTAATGCTATCCAACCACTGCTAAACAACCTGAAGCGTGATGCTGATAAAGACTACCTGCTGTGGCCAGATCGTGTACCAAAGATAGAGCAGTTCGAAGCACACCTCGACGGTATCGTCAACAAATAGGTTGCCATCTCAGTCTTCCTAAATATAATAGAGTCTTCATGGAGTTATATTATGAAACTGTCTGACCAATCGCGCTTTATCATCGCGCTCCTCGTGCTGTACTTCTTCGCTGGTGGTGCATGTGTATACACTGAGCGAGCAAACCCCAGCGAAGTGCCCAAGTTCGACACGTGGCAGGTCAGTCTACAGAGTGATGGATATCCAAGACTCCGCTACCTCAACCTCGCATCACAAACCTCTTATGTCATGGCATATAGAAACAGCACATCGTGTGCTGATGTTAAGTTCGAATACAGACGGTTCATCGAGCAGGATGTCTATGTGCCAGTTGATTCAATACTGATTGGTGCATTTGCCATCAACGGCAAACGCTTCGACTTCCCAGCAACAGTCCCTACTGTGACAAATGCTGCAACGTTGCAGGTCATTGAGGCAGTATGGACTCCAGGGTTTCCCTTCTTTTCGGAGTTGATAAAAGCAGATCGAATACATTGGCGTGACAACGCCATGCTTGAAGATGAACCGTCAATCGAAATATCTATGGAAGGATTTGGACCTATGCTCAATATCGCTATGGACATATGCCACGAGAAGTATCTCAAGAACAACCCACCAAACAAGATCAGAAAAGGTCGCGCCACTTTCGCGATGGTCACACCGTAATGGACCAGAAAGACTTCTGGGAAGACGACCTCGTAGTCAAGCGCACCTATATCTATGCACCAAACTATTTCCGTCGTGTAGGTGCTACACTCACACAGGCACTGAACACAATCGTGTTCATGTCAAAGAATCCATGCGAGTCTCTCTCAGCGCGATGTTATCGTAAGAAAGAGGGTCGCTGGTTTGGATTCGTGCGTCATGTAATTGACTCATGGTTCCACATATTGGGATTTCCCGATCATTGCGAACAGGCACACAAGTCAGACTATCTCCGCGCACTCTCTTATGTGGAAGATATATATAATGATGTGTACTGTTCACTCAACAAAGAAACACCACAACGGAGAGAGGACGACTAACGTCGACGATGTGTACAAGGTAACATAATGTCAGACAAGAAAAAAGCATTCAAAGAATCAATTGTTGATACAGGCGTAGGGATGTCAATCAATATCCCACTCAACTGGATCATGCTCACGCTGGGTCTTATATGGGGACTCGATGCACTCGAACTCTCCATCCTCATGACAACAGTATTCACATTCTTTGCTATTGCTCGTAAGTATATAATTCGACTCCACTTCACCAAGAAGGCAAAGATACCAATATCAACTCGCAAATTCGTTATAGGCGACATATGAACTTCGATGATACATTAGCATTATTCATGGAGAGATATCCACACATCAATCCAGAGCATCATCCGAACCAATTTTGCTTTGCATTCGTCACGTGGTTCAACACGTTTCGTTATACAGAGGAAGCAGCAGGCAATACGTTAATTATTTCACAGGAAGAAACCAAGGAGCAGTTACCATGAGTAGAACATTAGTTTCAACAGCATTGGCAGCGGTCATGCTGGGCATCACAGGATGTGGCGGTGGTGGTGGGGGTGATTCTTCTCCCATGATAACCATTCCACCAACCAACCCACCTTTAATTGAACCACCAGTGGTCGTAGAACCTCCTGTGGTAGTAGAACCACCAGTTGTCGTTCCACCAGTAGAACCACCAGTTGTTGTTCCACCAGTAGAACCACCAGTTGTCGTTCCACCATATGTTCCCCCAGTGGTTGATCAGCAGATGAGCAAACCCACTGAGTGTTTGACCGACCCCACTGATACTGGGTTTGACAGATACAAATTCATCACATGTGATGGTATCCTCGTACAATCAGACATCGACTTCCCATATGACCCAAACAACAAGGAGATCGCTATCGTCGACCTGCTTGCTGTGGTCGACACCAAACTCGACGATGAACTCGACGGTGGCACATATGAAGAGTTTGCTCAGCGAGAGATCGACCTCGCCAACCAGTTATTCGCAGACTCAGGTGTGTATATAAAGTTGCGACTTGTAGGTGTCAAACTCGTTGAAGTCGACACAGGCAGTCTATATAAGCAGATAGAACGTTTCAGTCGTAGCGAAAAGGAATTCTCCGACTTGGATGAATGGCAGAGAGATGCTGAAGCAGACATCGCATACCTGTTCAAGAAGATAGAAGAGTTTCCTCTTGCATGTGGTGTGGCAATATATGAAGATCGCACTCAAGCGTACAAGTATCGCAGAGGTGTTGGACAGTGCCATATCAATACCGTCTTCCAAGAAACAGAAGTGACACGCTACTATGAGCGAGCACATGAGACGTTCACGCATGAGATTGGACATATCATGGGTATGGATCATAACATCGAGTCATCAGGCACACCAAGCACGTTGTTTCCGTACTCATACGGATACTTGATACCTGGATATGCACCTGACCTGAGTAGTGAGTACAATGGATATGGAACAATCATGAGTTACTCTGACCTGCCTGTTGGTCGTTTCTCTGACCGCAGTGAAATATTCGTCATACCAGAGACAGGGTCATCCCGAAGAATGGGAACAGATCGATCAAACTCTTCCTTCTTGGGTGGCGAAGCGACACCAGCAACAGACGGTGTTGATCACATCAACCGAGTACGATACTACATGAGTCAATTGCATGAGATGTTCAATGGTCCAGATGCATCTCCCACAATATTCAACGTAGAAACTACAGATGTACACATCTGTCTATTTTAGGAGATACACATGAGCGACTACAAAGAAAGACTACGAGCAGCAAAGAAAGGATACATCGCGACAGATGGACCAGCAGAGGCAGGTGTTCGTCTGCTGTGGTGTCTTGAGCAGGTGATGCATGCCTACACGAACATGGACGTTGAGAACCTCCGCGTCCTGTTTCCAAGCATGAAGCAGATGACGTTTCTGGGTAAAGACCAAGCATATGTCGTTGGCCATATCACTCAACTGTTCATCATCCCGACTATTATCTTCGAGATAGCAACAAGAATCAAAGTCTCGAAAGGATGAGTCTCATAGAGAACCAGATCATCTCTGCCCTCACAAGTCGACTCTCAATCACCACGAGTATCGATGAGGATGGAGATGATGTAACCTTGCTGGTCAACTCTCATCTTGGAGATAAAATCATCTTCACACATGAGACTGACCTCACCCCAATCATAGAAATAATAAAGAAAAGGATAGAAGAAAATGACTGACATAACAGAAGATGGCACAATGGCACTGGAAACAGTCACACGTGTCGAGATAATCGACTCTGATGGACGTGCTTATGAAGTGCACAACCTTCCCATGGGAGTCGTAATCAGACTACAAGACGACCAACGAACACTCAAGATATTCACAGCAGAAGAAGTATAACCGATGATAGAAAACTATGCAAACGTGTTAGAACCCCACGTATGCAAAGAACTCATTTCCTCATTTGAGAACAACGTTGCATATCATGAGAGGTTTGACAACGCCTGCATGAAGTTCACACAACTCAACCTGACCCAGCATGGATTGAACACCGACCTACAGAGAGTGGTCTACAACAAGATTGTTGCGGTCTGCGCACTGTATAGAGAACAACAGCAGCATCTTCCTGAAGTCCATGCGCTGGAAGAATTCAGAATTAAGAAATACAATCCGAGTACAGATCAGTTTGATTGGCACGTTGATGTTGTAGATCGAGACTCAGCAAAACGTCTTCTTGCTATCCAGTTCTATCTGAATACTGTTGAGGAAGGAGGAAGAACCTGTTTCGAGTTTACTACGATTGCTCCGATTGAAGGAAATGTATTGTGCTTTCCTCCCAATTTTATGTTTCCGCATTGTGGTCAGAGTACTGTCTCTGAACCAAAATATATTCTAACAACATACCTGCACTATGAATAACACCTGTGATGATTGTCGAATATCCATCTCCCAGAAAGGTATCGAGGTAGATAACAGCACAGGTGATCTATTCCTCGAGGCAGGAATTCTAATACTAATCGTGGCAGTCCTGTATGTCGGCAAGAAACTCGTGGACAAATACATCAAATAACAAGTATATTTCTGCCCTCCTACTCTCCCCATATCGTATATATCAATACAAATAACAATACAAACAAGAGAATAAACAATAGAGAGTGTGTAACTTGCTCTATAAGAACAACCTACAATATAGAGCATATAACCTCCATAGTCGGCATCGAATCTCCTCCTGATATTCTCTAAGAACACATGTCCTGCAGCATATACAGTATTATTCCTATAAGAAACAATACAGAATAAACAATAGAGCATGTAGAATATACCTCGAGCAATACCATCGTCAATATAGGGTATCGTCTGTGCAGGAGTGTGTCTGTCGTATATCGTCTGTGGTAGTCTGTGTCGCACGTATATCGTCTGTGGTCGTCTGTTGGCACCCCTCGCCCCATCTGAAAGTCAAACAAAATCTCCGACTCGCACACCACTCGATGTAGGAGCGCATGTCTCCCTCGACTCTCTCCCCTCGTAACCTATTGATATTGCACAGGAAATTACCACTTGTCTTTGTCCCTCAAATATGAGATAATATAGTCTGAGTTGAGGAGAACAGGTTAGACTAAACTGAACATTC